TACGGCTACCACCACCACTGGTGACGTTCGCGGAACTTACATTCCCGCAACGGCTTCGGACGGCATCGTGCGTACCGTGATGACCATTTCCCTTCCCGGCATTGCTGTTGGCCCGAACGCTACTCGCGTTGGTGCCCTCGGCGTAACCCAAGCATAAGGAGTAAATCATGGGCCAATTCAAACCTATGGTGAAGATGGAGACCACTGAGCCTTCAGTTGAACTGAAGCTCAAAAAAGGTGGTTCCGTTAAGAAGGCTGACGGCGGAATGATGGGTATGCCCAGTTCCATGCCCTCTATGCCTGCTCGTGGCGGCTCTATGCCCGCTGCATCCCCTATGCGTCCGTCGTTGGCTGCACGCCGCCGTCTGATGAAGGGTATGCCCGCTGGTGCCGCTCCTGCTGCTCCTGTCGGCCCTATGTCAGCAATGATGAAAAAGGGCGGCGAAGCTAAGGAAGACATGAAAGCCGACATGGCCCAAGACAAAGCCATGCTCAAGAAGGCGTTCAAGCAGCACGATATGCAAGAGCATAAGGGCGGCAAGGGCACCAAGCTGTCTCTGAAAAAGGGCGGCAAGATGGCTACTGGCGGCGTGGTTAACGGTCAAGGTGGTTACGCCAAAGGCGGCATCATCAATACCGAAGACCAAGGCGGCATCTATCGCAATACCAAGATGGACACAGCCAAGACTGACAACTCTCCTGCCAAAACTGGCGGCGTGAAGCTGGGCAATGGCGGTGGCTATGCTACTGGCGGTGTGGCTAAAGCTAATGGCGGCGGCTACAAAAAAGGCGGTGCTGCAAAAAAGCACTTCGCCACGGGGGGAGCTGTTAACAACAGCGGCTCTGCCGTGGCAATGCCACAAGGACGTAAACCGATCCCTTCGCCCGTGTCAATCAATCAGTTGGCTGGAACCTACAAAAAGGGCGGCATGGTCGCCCCGGGTAACCGCCAGTTGCAGGCAGTCTCTAATTCAGAGAACGCTCCAGCGATGCGTGCAGCGAAAGCTGACAGCAACCTGAAGTACGGCCCTGCCAACAAGCTGAAGCTCAAAGACGGTGGCAAAGTTGACCTGTCAAAAGGTGCATACGATGCTACTCTGGAAGAGCCTCCAATGGGCATGGGGTTTGCGAAGAAGGCACACAAATTCATGGACAAGCTCTTCGGGGCTGACAGTGAAGCTGGTGCTGGTCGCGGGTTTGTGAATCCGAAAAGCGTGACCAAGTCGAAAGAGTCGGTTACGGTAACGCCACTGAAAAAAGGCGGCAGCGCTAAGTGCTAGTAGAGTGGGGGCTTCGGCCCCCGCTGTTTATTGGAGAAAAATATGGCTATTACGGCTACATCACAAACATTGTTTGATGGCGAACGAATTGCCATCATGAAGTTTTACGCGACGATGAGTACAACAGAAAATGAATCTGCTGTTGTCAAAGTCAATCCTGCAAATTTGGCTGCATCAAACGCAGGTGGAGCTTGCGATGCTGTGAGTATTTTGAAGGTAACAGCTTTGACGCATGGTCTTGAAGTGCAAATGAATTGGGTTGCTACTGCTCCCGTAGTCATTGAAGTTATTCCTCAAAACAATTCTTACACGCAAGACTACTCAAAAATTGGTGGTTTAACCAATAACGCTGGTACAGGAAAAACGGGTTCAATTTCTTTTACTACTTTTGATGGTAGCGCAGGAGATACATACACAGTTGTTCTTGAAATGCAAAAGCATTACGTCAACCCATTAGGCTGATCATGCCAAGCAAATCACCAGCCCAACATCGTTTGATGCAAGCGGCTGCTCATACCAAGGGCGGCTTCGGTGGTGTTCCTCAAAAGGTAGGCAAAGAATTTGCCAAAGCTGATGAGAACAAGAAGTTCAAAGGAGGCGGTCTGTATGACAACATCAATGCAAAGCGTGAAAGAATCGCTGAAGGCTCTGGCGAAAAGATGCGCCGAGTGGGTAGCAAAGGTGCGCCAACGGCTGAAGCGTTCCGAGAATCAGCAAAAACCGCCAAATTAAAAGAAGGCGGGCCAAGCCTTGCCGTTGGTCGTGGCGAGAAATTGCCAGTTTCCAAGGGCGCAGGGCTTACCGAAAAGGGCCGTGCAAAGTACAATCGCGAGACAGGATCACACCTGAAAGCTCCCCAGCCACAAGGCGGCGCACGCAAGGATTCATTCTGTGCCCGCATGAGTGGGGTGGTGGAGCATTCAAAGGGTGATGCGCCTCGTGCAAAAGCATCGTTAAAGCGCTGGGACTGCCCCGGCTGGTAAAGGACAGGCATGGCTTATTCAGGAACCTACGGCAACACGGTCATCACCGTTCAGTCTCTGATTGACCACGGCGCTCGTCGGTGTGGCAAGCTGGCTGAGGAACTGACATCCGAGCAGGTTCTGTCCGCCCGTGAGTCGCTGTACTTCCTGCTGTCCAGCCTGATCAACATTGGCATCCAGTATTGGGCCATTGACAAGAAGGTCTACGGCTTCACCCCTGACAAGTACATCTACGACCTGCCCAATGGCGGCAATGACGTGCTGAACGCCCTGTACCGCTGGATGGATCGCCCCAATGGTGCGTACACATCCTCTGCTGGTGGCACCGTAGCCAACGTCTATGACGGCGATGTCCAGACAATTTGCACCCAAACCTCGGCAAACGGGAACATAAGTGTCAATTATGGGACATCAAATCCTGTGTATATTGGCTCAATTGGCATCTTGCCTGCTGCTACGGGCACTTGGTCGCTCATCTATGAGTATTCCATCGACGGTTCCACATGGAACACACTGGTTGATCTTGGTGCCGTGGCTGTAGTGAACAACGAATGGCTGTGGACGGACATCGACAACGGTCAAAACGTGGCGTACTACCGTGTTCGGGCGTATGCAGGCACCACTTTGAGCCTGCGGGAACTGTATTTGGGCAACAACTCGACCGAGATCACGATGTCGCGCCTGAATCGGGATGATTACACCAACCTGCCGAACAAGAACTTCACTGCAAACCAGCCGTTTCAGTATTGGTTCAACCGAACCATCCCAAATTCGCAGATTTACCTCTGGCCCACGCCCCAAAACGCCTTTTATCAGATGACTATCTGGTATTCACGCCAGATCATGGACGTTGGCGACCTGTACGGTGAGTTGGAGATCCCTCAGCGCTGGTATTTGGCGGTGGTGAATATGCTTTCCCATCAGATGGCTCTGGAATTGCCGGGTGTGGACATGACTCGTGTTGCTTACCTTGAAACGCAGGCCAATAAGTACCTTGCTCAGGTTGAAGAGGAAGAGCGCGACAAGTCTCCAATCTACTTTGCGCCGAACATTTCCCCATATACGAGGTAACCATGCCCGTATTTTTGGACACCCTCGGCTACTCAGACATTGCAATTGCGATTTGTGATCGCTGCAAGATGAAGCGCCCCCATGCGGTAATGAGGAACGATCCAAACTTCCCCGGCCTGCGGGTGTGCAACGAAGGCTGTGCAGACCAACTTGATCCCTACCGCCTGCCAGCACGCAAGACAGAGCGCATCACGATCCGCTTTCCTCGTCCAGACCTTCCACTTGGCGCTGGAGACAATTACCTGATGACGGGAAGCCAAAACCTCGACGGCTCAAACCAGTACCAAATTTCCACGCAGAGCAATACCCAAACGCCTCAAAGTAATGGAAACTTGGATACTATTGCCCCCAACCCACCAGACAATACGAGTACATAATGTCCGCACAAGTCGCCATTACCCAACTGCCTGCCGCTGGTGCTATTACAGGTACTGAGGCCGTACCCATTGTTCAAAATGGGGTGACAGTCCAGACTACCACTGCTGCGCTTGCTGGCTCACCTGTTCAGACGTATACCTATCTGACGGTTTCGCAAACCCCCCAACTTGCAAACAGTCGGTACGTTGGTGCCACCAATGGACTGGTCATTACTGATGGTGGTGCGCAAGGTCTGTTCAACATCGGTACAACGGGCGCTCTACTGTCGTTGGTAAATTCCAGCACTGGCTTTCAGGTAAAGACAGATGCCACCACCCTGACGAATCGTTCGATCGCCATCTCTGGCAATGGTCTGTCCATTTCCAACGGAAGTGGCGTATCTGGCAACCCGACTATCTCTTTGAGCGGTCAGACGTTGAACTTTGCCAATGCCAGCTTTGACGGCTTGGTCACGCTGTCCACTGCTGGAGCCATTACAGGCTCCACGATCACTGGTACGTCCAACCAAATCACCGTAACAAACGGATCTGGTGTTGGCGGCAACCCAACGATCTCCATTACGTCCAACCCATCACTGCCGGGTACGGCTGGCGTGGTTCTGCCAAGCGGAACAACAGGTCAGCGTTCAGTAGCCCCAACAAACGGCACCCTGCGCTACAACACCAGCACAACCCTGCTGGAAGCCTATTTAAACAGCGCATGGACATCCTTGGCCTCTGGGTCAGGTGTTACGTCTATCGCCACGGGAACTGGCCTTACAGGCGGGCCTATCACCAGCACAGGCACGATCAGCATTGATGTGACTGGTGTTACCGCTGGCGCATACACAAACGCCAACATCACGGTCAACGCGCAGGGCCAGATCACATCGGCAGCCAACGGAGCCGCAGGTGGAGTTACCTCGTTCAGCGCTGGGACAACAGGCTTCACGCCAAGCACTGGTACTACAGGTGCTATCACTTTGGCTGGAACCTTGGTCTCTGGCAACGGCGGAACAGGGTTCTCGACCTATGCCACGGGCGACCTGATCTACGCATCGGCGGCTAACACCCTGAGCAAGCTGACAGCGGGAACAGACGGCTACATCCTCAAACTGGCATCTGGAGTACCCACTTGGGCTGCTGCCTCGGCTACAGGCGTGACCAGCGTGGCCCAGACCTTCACTGGCGGCATTGTCTCGGTTGCAGGATCTCCGATCACCAGCAGCGGCACCTTGGCCCTGACTGTGGCTGGAACCAGCGGCGGTGTGGTTTACTTTTCGAGCGCAACGACTTGGGCCTCAAGCGCAGCCTTGGCGGCAAGTTCAATTGTGGTCGGTGGTGGGGCTGGAGTGGCTCCAAGCACTATTACCACTGGCACGGGTGTTGTGACGGCCCTAGGCGTGGCTGTAGGTTCCGCAGGGGCGTTTGTGGTCAACGGTGGTGCTTTGGGCACACCAAGCAGCGGTACGGTGACAAACCTGACTGGCACAGCCTCGATCAACATCAACGGCACCGTGGGTGCAACAACCGCCAACACGGGTGCGTTCACCACTGTATCGGCGACTGGAGTTATTACTTCGACGGTGGCTACGGGTACAGCACCGTTTACCGTGTCCTCGACAACGGCAGTGGCTAACCTGAGCATCGGTGGGAATGCGGCGACCGCAACCACTGCAACGACAGCCACAACGGCAACCAATGCCACAAACGTAGCGTTGGCGGCAGGCACTGGAGCGACAAATTACATCACGTTTTCAGCAACGGCA